TGCTCAATATAAAGATACTAGTGATTTAGTAGTTGATGATAAAGGTAATCCTATTCCATGGGGCAGAGCATAAGGACAAGATCCTTTAAAATTCATTTTCACGGTACTTGCTTTATGGTATCTATTTTCTAAACTATTAATTGATTAATTAAAAATTTGGCTTAAGACCTAACCAACGAATTAAAATATCAGACTGTGCTGGAACTATCTGTTGCCCTGCACTAGTTGGAGAATTATACAACCTTACTGACAGTTTATCTGCGGTTGATAAATCTTCTACAAGATCAATAATTGTATGGATTTTTGCACTATTAAAAGGTTGATTAGCAGTAGCAGGATTTGTAATTACTGATGTTGTGTATTCTAATTCTCCATCATTCTTTGTTAGATTAATTGTACAATATCCATCTGAATACGTAGAATCTTGACTATTGTCTAACACTACATTAGAAATAATTTCATACACACCTGGACGAAGAACTGAGATAATATTTTCACCAGGAGTAAATGAAAAGTAATTAGGATCATCATGTATAACAGAATCCCATATTAACTTGTATTCATTACCGCCATTGAAAAATTCTGAATTAGTTTTTGTTAAGTGAATCCAACGAACATTAGGCTCACCTGTTAAGGCTTTAAAATTATCGTCAAGTTCTTGATATGTTAATGCAGAACCTTTATCGTTTCTAAGAGTAATAGCCATTTATTATTCCTGTGTTATAGTTCCTTTATAATCCCAATACTTTCCAACATAACTTTTAAACTCATCATTGCCAATATAACCTGGCTGATCATCGATGTATCCAAAATTTACATATTCATATTTTTCAATTTGATCTTTTACAGGTAACGATTTAAATGTAAAAGGTACTTCTACTGCTGGTGTAGAATCATCTGCAAATTTATATTGTGGATTACTAGGCTTCATTTACTATTACATCTCCCGATGCTGTCGCGGCCGCATTAGGAACCCAACTTCCGTGGCCTGCTGTTGCATCATTTAATCTGTGTACTGGAATACCATTAGCAAATACATCTGGTGAATGTCCTATTGCAGGATCGCCACAAGCCGTAGTATCACCTTTACGTACAACCTTTGCACCATTAGCAAAAGTATCTGGTGATCCTACTGCATAAGGTGTCTGATGGAACGGATTTGGTGTTGGACTTGCGTGACCAACGTGTACATCTAATCCTACTCTTACAATACCTGTCATGCAAGTATTTAGCGGATTATTTTACTTGTAGGTTTGGAGGAGGTGTTGCTAGTCCTGTCGTACGTTCTGTATACAGTTTAGCAAAGTTGTCAATTGTTTTTGTCATTACAGTGATTGCGTTTTGCCCAATCTTAATTGTGCCTTCTGGATCACCTGTGAACAAAAATTGTTGTAGTCCTAGACCTTGTTGACTAGCAACAAGTGTTAATGGTGTTTTTAATTTGATATAGTTTTCTGTTTCTTCTACTAATTTACCTACTAGTTCTTCGCCTGAAGCAAGTTTAATTGTAATTACATCATTTATTTTATATGGTTGTTCTAATAGCATTATAGTGTGTGTCCTGTTCCGTTATAACCTGTATCGTCAAGGTATTTTGTAAATTGATCATAGCCACCAATCTTGTTTCCATTGATAACAATCTGTGGTACAGTTCTAGCATTAGGAAACTGTTCCATTAGTTCTTCTCTAGTGTAATCTGTGCCTAGTGATTTGTATGTATAATTGAATCCTCGTGTTTCGCATAAGTTCTTTGCCTTATCGCAAAAAGGACACTGTGGTTTTCCGTATATTTCTATCATAGTTTAAATCCTGCAAATGTGTTTTCTTCGATGTCTTGTTTTACACCACCAACGATATAACTTTCAACTTCAGTTTCTTGTGGAGCAACTTGTAGTCCTGCACTTGATAACCAATGTTGTGTCCATGGTAGTGGGTTTTGGTTTAGTGGGCGATCATAAATTGTTTTTAAGCCTAAGGCCTTTAGTCGCTTATTAGCAATAAACTCTACATAAGCATATAGTAAGTTCGCATTAAGTCCGATCATAGAACCGTCCTTAAAGAGGTAATCCGCCCAACGTTTTTCTTCCTCTACACAGTTACGCCATAGGTCGTAAACTTCTTCTTCGCACTCTTTAGCAATCTTAACAAAATCTGGATCATCATCTCCTTTTGCCCAATGCTTAAGAATGTGTGTACTCAAGTTCAAGTGTGTTGCTTCATCTCTAGCAATTAGTGAAATAATCTTTGCTGACCCTTCCATAAGTTTAAGTTCACCAAATGCAAATGTACAAGCAAATGATACATAGAAACGTAAACCTTCAAGAATGTTTACAGTCATCATTGCTTTGTACAGTGATTTTTTAACATCGTAAATGTTGCCTTTTCCGTGTTGGAAATATTGATTAGCAATATCATTAAATTCATCGTAGTGTTTGGTTACACTAATTGCACGTTCAATAATCTTTTCATCATCCAGGATAGTGTCAAACACGTCACTTGGATTAGGATAAACATTTTTAACAATGTGTGTATATGAACGTGAGTGAATAGTTTCAAAGAAATCCCAAGCAATAATACAGCCTTCAAGTTCTGGATTAGAACAGTGTGGTAAGAAACTTAGGCATGGCCCACGTCCTTGCACACTATCTAGTAGTGTTTGATACTTTAGGTTTGAAGTAAAGATATGTTTCTGCTCTGGACGAAACTCTGCATAGTCGCCTCTATCCTTTTGCAGTGATACTTCTTCAGGACGCCAAAAATAACCAAGCATAGTTTGGTTAAGTTTATCATACTCTGGATACTTGAACACATCATATCTCTGTGTGTTTTGATCTGCCCCAAAGAACATATATTCTTTTGTAAAGTCAACCTTCTCGCGGTTGAATACTGTTTTGCTCATTGCTTTCTTTTGCTCTCTCTTTGTCATATACTTTTATATAGCACAGGCATCACAATGTTCATCGTCTTCCGATATGTGATCACCATTTGTGCCGTTTACTCCGTTAGTGCCATTTACATGACCATTTGTTATAGTAGCACCATTTACAGTATTGTCAACTTGTGTTTCTTCCAAACCTGCTGGTTGAACGTTATCTTCTTCACCTTTAAAGTCATAGGTATTTTGATAATAACTTGTTTTCCAACCCATTTTATATGTAGTTAGTAAATCTTTCATCATAATACTCATTGGAACTTCGTTGTTTTCAAAGTGTAATGGATTGTAACTCCAGTTACCACTAATTGCTTGATCAAAGAACTTTTGCATAACTGCAACAACATTGATATAACCTTCGTTGCTTGGCATATCCCAAAGCAGTGTGTAGAAGTTTTTCAATTGACCATATTGCGGAACAACCTGTTTAAGAGGCCCTTTCTTGGACTTCTTAACGGACAAGTATGCTCGTGGTGGTTCGATACCGTTTGTTGCATTCGACACAACGGAACTGCTCTCCGATGGCATCTGTGCGGACAATGTGCTGTGTCGTAACCCGTGTGTTTTGATGTTAGATCTAAGATTCTCCCAATCATAATTATATTTTTTAACTGCAACTACTTCGTCAACATCTTTTTTATAAGTGTCAATAGGAAGTAATCCGTCAGCGTATTTTGTACGATGGAAGTAATCACATGGACCTTTCTCTTTTGCAATTTGATTTGATGACTTCAATAAGAAATACTGGAATGCTTCTGTTAAATCATGTACAAGTTTCCATGCTTCTTTGTCGCCATACTTTACCTTGTTCTTTGCAAGGTAGTGTGCAAGACCAATATAACCAACACCTAATGAACGTCGAGCCTTTGTGCTGATCTCAGCCGCCTTAACAGGATATCCTTGATATTCAATAATTTCCTCTAAAGCACGAACAGCAAGATCACATAAAGGTTCAAGTTCTTCTAAGTGATTGATCAAACCAACGTTGATCGCACTAAGAATACAAAGTGCAATTTCACCATTTTCATCATCAACGTGTTGTACAGGTTTAGTTGGTAATGTAATCTCCTGACACAAATTACTCATATACACAGTATCCTTAAAGGAAGAGTGTGTATTACAGTGATCCACGTTCATAATATAGATACGTCCTGTTTCTGCTCTCTCTTTAAGTAACGCAGAAAATAGATCCATTGCTTTCAATGTTTTCTTACGGATAGAAGTTTTACGTTCATACTTTTCATATAGTTCCGCAAACTTATCCTGATCTGAATAAAATGCTTCATACAAATCTGGTACATCGTGTGGCGAGAAAAGAGTTATGTTTCCGTTAGACAATAACCTTTCGTACATCATTTTATTCAACTGAATTGAATAGTCTAATTTACGCACACGATTATCTTCAGTACCTTTATTATTTTTTAGCACTAGAATGTCTTCAATTTCTAAATGCCATAATGGGAAGTGTGTAGTTGCACTACCACCACGCACACCATTCTGTGTGCAACTTCTTACTGTGGCTTCGTAAACTTTTAGGAACGGAACAACACCTGTGTGTGCTACTTCTCCGCCTCTAATTTTTGAATTGAGTGCTCTGATTCTTCCTGAGTTGATTCCAATTCCTGCCCTTTGAGCAATGTAGTAACCGATTGCACTGTTAGAACTAAAAATAGAACTAAGAGTATCGTCCACATCAACAAGAACACAAGAGGCAAACTGACGAATAGGAGTACGCACTCCAGCCATGACAGGCGTTGGAATGTTGATCTTAAAAAGTGAGGTCGCATCATAATATTTCTTCACGTATGTTAAACGTGTCTCCTTAGGATATTCAGCAAACAGTGTTGCCGCAATCATCATATACATAAACTGTGGTGTTTCAAAAATTTCGCCACTGCTTCTGTCTTGACACAAATACTTATCAACTACCTGACGTAGACCTGCATAGGTAAAATCTTCATTACGCTCGTGCTTGATCCATGTATTCATTTTCTTTAGTTCTGTAGCAGTGTATTTTTCTTTAATGGCAGGATCATATACACCACGTTCGATATTTTTATCAATTATAGTAACTAAACTTTTATGTTCATAACGACCGTAAACTTTTTTCTGTAGATCATATAGCAACAAACGTGCCGCCGCATATTGATAGTTTGGATTCTCTAACGAAATTAAATCGTTAGCACTTCTAATTAATACATTCTGAATGTCTTCGGTTGTCATTCCGTCAACAAACTGTAAGTCCGCGTTCATTTCAATCTGCGATGCACTTACACCTGATAGATCCTTACACGCTTCTTCTACTACAAAGTGAATCTTGTCAAGATTTAATTTCTCTTTCTTGCCGTTTCTCTTTGCGATAAAAATAGGTTTGTTCATTTTCTCTCCTGCCAAATCTTTCTTTTTGTGTGTTCTACTATTTACAATTACTATGAAAGTTCAGTTGAATACTGGCAATGCATAGTAGACTGTAGGTTGTGTTCTTTTATCACACTTGGTTTGTAATTTAGAACGTTATCATCAACCATACAAACATTATAGTATCTTTGTTCGCTATGGTCTATAAATGTTTTTATCAAAACGATACTTGTGGATAACTTAGTACTTAACTTGGCCGTCCAACCCATCATAAGGGGTATTGCTACGGGACAAAACCGGTTTTCTTCTAATAGTTCCCAAGGCGTAGGCCACCGTTGAGAATCCCACGGATCTAAGTTTCGATCAATTACTGGCGCAGTTTTCCACAAATCAACAATGTCCTGTAAAGGATCTTTTGAATGTGTTAAATTTTCTCTAAATTCGCGCCAACGGGTAATACGTTCGTCGGTGTCGGTTTCTAAAAACATTATGCAAAGTAACTAAATGCGTATGTTAATGTTCCTGCTCCGTTGCCGATTAGGTTTTTAAACTGAACCTTAACAGTTTCACTTCCTGTGGTACTATCAAGATCATCAAGTATTGCACCAAACTCTACTCCACCGTCCGAACTTCCTGTATGACTGTATGAGTCTGTAACATTGATGTTGGAATTATCTTGAACTGTGATTGTAAGTCTACCTGCTCTTGTAGTTGCACTACCTGTAGTCTTAATTAGTTTATAGTCCATGTAAGCAATTTTTTTATCTGTAAATGGTAATTTAGTAAATGTTTTAAATGCATCTGACTCAGATAGTTCGTAAGTGTTTACTCTACCTTTAGTATAATGATAACCTTCAACGGTTGGCTTATATGGAATTTCTTCATTTGCAGTAAGATTAATTATTGAGTCTCTTTCAAATGTATCACCAATTGATTCACAAAGTGTTTCATCAAAAAGAATAACACCTGTTTGAGGATTATCTTGACCGTTCATATTGTTACCAACATCAAGAAACACATTACCTGTTGAAATATGTCCAACTGGATTCATTGTGCTTACTGGCTTGTGAACAGCAATACCGTAATCATTAATTCTATCAAATTTATTATTTCTAATAATAAAGTTTTGCGGACCTAAAGATTGTGCGCCTGACCCTGAACTAGTTCTACCTAAGTCAATACCAATATGTAAAAAGTCTAAAATACTATCTGCAATAGTAACAGTTCTTGTATCATGAATACTGTGAATAGCAATACTTAAATCTCTAAAAGTACAATTAGTAATATGTAGGTTTTCTGTTGTTGTTGCACCTAGTCCTCTTAGATCAATACCAATCTGTGAAGCATCTAGTTGTTCGTCTTTTGTCCATCTGCCTTGGAATAAACAATCATTAATAATAGTATCTGTTGTGTTATCTATTCTTACCAACGGTGCATGTGGTGTAACATTTTCTGCAACAGTTAGTGTGATACCGTGAATGTTAATGTTTCTAGGTCTTGTACCGTTTTGAATATTTTGAAATGTAACATAGTTGCCAGGTGTACTTGTACCATCAATAGTTTCGATCATACTTTTTGCTGTGTGAACACCTTCAGCAGGATCTAAATTTAATTCAATAATAGTTTTATTTTTACCATCGCCGATTATGTTAGCAAACGGTGGAATGTAAATTGTATTTGTTACTCTGTATTTTCCTGCATCAATTTTTAATGCAATTCTACTTCTTGCATCAGACTTATCAGAACTGTTAATAAACAGTTCATCAATAGCACGTTGGATCGCACTAGTGTCATCTGTAATACCATCACCTTTAGCACCAAAACTTCTAATGCTAACAATGTCATCTAATCTTTCTTGTAGTGTTCTTGTTACAGGACTGTTTACAAACTCGCCTGTTTGCTTTACTGCTTCAGTTGTACCTTTGTATGAATACTGTTGTAGCAAATCAAAGATGTTACTTTTAGATGTAAGTATCTCTGTGTTGCCTACTGCTGGTGCACCTTCACTTACTGCACCATTACCTATATATAATTTTTGTGTATCGATTGCCCAACCTAGTTCGGCGCTGGCTAACTGAGGGATTCCGTTCTGGCCCTCTTTACCTCTACGATGCTGAATTTTTGATATTTGTACAACTGCCATAATTTATTTTCCTTACTACTATTTATGATAATTGACGTAGTAGTCCTCAACACGTTTTAACCACTCATTGCACCAATGCTCAAATTCACTAGGTTCAAGGTCAAACTGTTGATATTGTAATTCTCGTGAACACATAAACACATGACCTTCATTAATATTAGTGCCGTAAACAGCATTATGAGCCATTGCATAAGCCGCCATCTGTAGATAGTAATCTTCAACCCATTCTTTTTTCTTGGGTTTATTGGTTTGTTTAAAGTCCATAATAGCAGGCTTGCCTTTGTATACACCTACTAGGTCTGTTGTGCCTGAATAAAGTTCAGGATAATATAATGCTTGTTCAATACCCCATATTTCATCTACATCTGTTAATGCACTTTCTATGATTACATCTGCCATCTTGTTTGCTTGTACATGTACTAGGTTGTTTCCAGGTTTGCGTTGTTCGCCTATAAGGAAACGTTCAAGATTGTTGTGCATTGCTGTACCAACACCTGCGGCTTCAGTTACAATGCGTTGTGCTTCTTGTTCACCTACACGTTTTTTCCATGCGTTTAAATGCGTCATATCCTTTGTTTTGCTTAGGATAGTTGTAACACTTGGTGTTTTGCTACCGTCAGGTGCTTCGTAAAGTCTTTTGCCTTCTAGATTGATCTGCTTAACTTTATGATATTCAAATTTTTCCACGTAAGGTGGTGGGGTCAGTTCATTCATTTTTATACTATCTCTTACTTTAAAATTAATTATACACTAAAAAGTATTAGGAAGTCAAGTTATGAGCGACGTTTTGTTGCTCGTTTTGCCATAGTGTCTACTGCTTTATCTGGAGCAATGTCTTTACCAGCGTCGGCCTTTGGAGCCTCTGTATTAGTGTTTAATACTACTCCGTCTTTATTGAAGTTGTTCACAATTTGTTTTAGTGCAGGGTTAGTATCATATGCTGTTTTAAAGTCATCATAGTTATACATACCATGCCCCATATCAGACATTAGATTATTAATTGCTGTCCACGATAGCATAGCATAAGAATCAGATGAATCTGCTCTTTTAATTTGATTTCTGAGAAGAAGGATCAAATCACTTACAGCATCGTTTGAAAATTCAAACAACCTCATTTCAATCTCCTACTTGCTTAGAGTTGAAAAAATTCTAGTGGATTCTGCGATTGATTTTTTCTTAGGTGTATAACTTTCACGCTTTTCTCTGCCTTCAGGTTCTGTTCCACCTGTTGCGGCATCACTTGCACCAAACTCATCATCTGCCGGCATGTCCATTGCATCGTCACCTTCTGGATCAATTGGATCAGTTGCCATTGCATCATCTGCAGGTGCTTCTGGTTCAGCACCAATAGTATCATCTGCAGGTGCTTCACCTGTAATAATACCAACACCCTTGTTTAATGTTTCACGTGAAGTCTTTAGTGTTTCAATTGTTGCTTCAAGTGCAGGACCAATTGTGTCAACAAACTGTTGTGCTTGTTCAGCACCCATTTCATCTCTAATTTGATCTTGAATTTGTAACATACCTTCAGCACTCATTTCAGCAACGTCTTCTAAGAAAGCAGTAAACTTATCTACCATATCTTTTGAAGCCATTACTAGTGCCGCTTTGTCTTCTTCGCCTTCACGTATCACTGATTCTTGCATAGATTCTTCAGCACCTAGTGTTTTTAGTATTGGCTTAGTTCTTGTTACACCTTGCATTCCTTTATCAAGAATAGGTATAAAGAATTTTTCTAATGGACCTCTAATTGCATCTAACTCCTGTGGAGTAATAGTTTGCAGTGTTTCGTGGTCAGTAATTTTTTGAACTGCTCTACGTGCCAATCCCATTTTGCTTGGATCGTCCATCATAGATCTTAGAGCCGCCATAGCCATTGCAGAAACCTGTTTAGGACTGTGTGCTTTTTCATCGTCGTCTGCTTCTGGCTCGTCTTTTGGTTCAGGTTCGCCGTCTGCATCTACATCATCTTTGTCATCTTCTGCAAAGTCTTGTGCAACAGCAGGATCATTCATGTCAACATCTTCGATTTCGATATCTAAATCATCTTCTAGGGGATCTTCGATGTATTGATTTAGAGCAGTTTCTACAATCTTGTGAATTAGTTTGTTTTTGTGATAATTTTCATTTACTAAACTTTCGTTGAACTTGTTGCTAGTTTCAAACTTGTGTAGTTTAGCCTCAATTTTTTTGCTGTAAGACTCTAGTTGAGCCTTGCTATACTTTTCGATGTCTACTGTAATACCGTGGTCTTTGCGTAATTGCTTATTCAACCCTTCTACAGTGACCTTATTCATAAAATCAGATGTTTTCATTTGTTAATCCCCTATATGCTTTATTTATTGTCAAACAGTAATTTTTCTGCATCATCTAGAATAGTATTTACCTCTTGCTTAATAGGATTTAACGCATCATAATGATAATCTATCCTGCTTAACACTATTTCAGAACGCACATCGTCGCCTGCTTCTAATGCTTTCTTGCTTGTATGTTTATATATCCTAATATTTTGCAGATGATGACAATAGCGATTATCAACACCCAGTATTTGGTCTATATTGCGTATTTCTTGTTTTTTGCCCAGTTTAATTGCTATGGCCATTGCGATCTTATGCACACAAATATTGCTGTAATACACTATTTTTGGATTGTGTAGGTTGGTGATATCATAAAATCCGCCACTATTTTTCTTTACAAATACATGTAAAAACTTGATCCCACCGTTATGGGCAACAGGTAACACAAAGCCTTTGGCCTTAAGATCACTTTGAACAGATCTAAAGGTGGCTTGAAAATTGTCGACCAGTTTTTTGACGTCAGGTTTCATTCAGTTATTATAACAAATTATTTGCTATTGAGCAAGATCTTTTTTATTAAATTTAATACTATTTGGCAAACCAGGCTTTTTGTTGATTGGCTCTAGTTCTACTTGATCACCGGCTACGGCTTTGACTTTGAATTTTTCGGGTCTTGCTGGATTATCGGCATTGGGTACATCTATTTCTTGCCCACGCATAAATTTGGCTTGATCCATTTTTTGTGAAGCATTGTTACCGATTGGTGGCGTTTTATCTGTGTTGTTTTGTGCATTAGGATCTTGTCCAGGCTTAACTGTTCCAACAGTACCTTGAGGATCACCAGACTTTGTGTCCTGTGTTCCTACACCTGTTTTATTCTTTTGTTGTAGAGCAGTTTTGGCACTTACTGCTAATGGTATACCTAGTTCGCTAATTCTCATTATCTTGCCTTCTTTGCACGTTTAATTGGTTTAGGAGTTAATGCTCCTTTGGATCTGTTTAGGCCAGCAACTGTTCTTGAAATTGCACTGCCCTTCTTGGTCATTTTAGCATGCCAAGCCGCCTTCTTAGGTGCCCTTGCTCTAGTAACGGTCATCCTTTGTTTTGAATCTACTTTAACCGGAGCATGACAAGTACTAATATTAGCAACAATACGTCCTTTACGTGGACCACTCATACAGCGAAACTTACGTGATTGAACACGCCCTTTGTGTGTACCGCCTTTGCCGCCGCCACGTTTGTAAATTGTATCTGCTTCTAAAAGTTCTACTATCTTCATTTTCTTTTATTCAAAAACTTTAATGCTCTACTCGCAGGATTAGTTCTCTTAGTACGCTTTGCTCTCATAGCCATACGCTTACCTAACTTCTTGCGAGTGATTTTCATTCTAATCTTTTGTTGTATGTTAGGTGGAGCGAAACACTGTGCAGGATTAGACACAATACGTCCATGGCGTTTACCGCCCATGCAACGATACTTGCGAACTAGTTTCTTACCAGTTCGACCCCAAATCTGTTTCTCCGTGAGATCATCAAATAATTCTACTAACAACATGCTAGTATTTAGTTTTAAGAAAGGTTAATGAGTATGACTACGATTGTAGATAGTAGTCCTGCTACGATAGTACCTGATGTACCAATGATTACTTTGATTAATGATGAGTGTGACTTAGTCATGTCCTCATGAATGTGGCTAATTTTGTCTTCTACGCTACCAAGGCGTTTTTCCAGATGCTCGTAACGCTGTTGACACAGGTCTACGTGTGCTTCTAAATTTTCTCTTTCTAAGTCTGTGGCACCTGCCATCTTTTAATCTCCGTTTATGTCCGCTCAGGACGTTAATCATGGAGCCTAGTTTGCAAGCCTAATTGTTTTGCCTATAAAACTATTTATCAAATGCTTCAAGTATTATGTTTTTATCGGTGTTACCTTTTACCTTAAATATGCTAGGTTTACTAATGGTTTCTGTTAGAGCACCTACCACAGGAACACCTTCAAAATCAGTCTTTAAAAAACCAATACGATCGCCGCCGTCGTTGTATACTTCGTCACGGTCAATAGTAAATTCATATGTCCAAACCTTGTGTTCACCCTTAAACTTGCTACCAAACTCGCCATCTATTTTTTTAGTTTCAACAGCAGGATCAGCATTTTCTTCAATCAAACCCCTAAGGTTAATGATCTGTTGTAGTGTGTTAAAGTTAGCCTGTTGTGATAGTTTTACAGGGTCGCTAGAGTCATGTCTACGAACTCCTGTTTTTGTGATATCTACAAGTGTTTTGATTACTATACGCATGAATATATTTACCGGTCATAAAAAAAGGGTGCCAATTTCTTGACACCCTTTTCAGCGTTAATTAAATTAGTAATTTAATTATGCAACTGTTACTGAAGCACCGTCTACTACTGTAGAATCGTTTGCACCAGCAGTTGCTTCAAATATCTTACGTACTCTTGCTTGTAATGATTCTGCTGTATTTGCAGTACCGTCCATGATTACAGAAACTGTACCAGCGTTACTGTTTGTAGCAAAAAACATTGCAGGTGATAAAGCGTCAACCAATTTGTTTAGGTTACCGTTTACTGTACCGTCAGTTGCTGTTAAATCGATAGCAGTGTTGCTATCGTCTTTAACTGTGATTAAGAAAGCCTTGTGTGCGTTTGTAGCGACGATTGTTCCTACTACGTTAGCGGCAAAGCCATGTACTTTTGTTATTCCAGCCATTTTATTTCTCCTTTATTAAAATTGCTCTTAATGGCGTTCCCACGCTCAGTGGGCAACGTAAAAGTATTTAGTCTAATTTGGAAAAACTTGAGTAAATGGTTAATTTTTTGCGATTTTTGCCTTATTATGCACCTGTCTTAATAGGTTTACATAGCCTGGACCTGCTTTTACTATGTCATCTATTATTTGCATAATAGGTCTGTATGCTTGTGCAAAGCGAGGCGGAAGTGCTTGTCCTCTACTTACAATGCTTAATGCTTTATAGGCAAATGGTAAATCTTTTGTTGGAACACCTAGTAAACGTAGCATATTAATATCTTTTACATCTGCTTCAACTGGATCAGGAATACTAACCATAGGTTCTGTATCTCTTGTTCTAGCACTTTCTAAATCATAACTCATTACAAACATAGTAAAGTAATCAACTAGGTCACTGTTTCTACCTCGTGCCTTAAGAGCATTTTCTAAACGTGTTACTGTGTCTTTTCTTTCTAGGTTATTCATTCTTACATAGTTAGAAACTTTTCTTCTAATAACACTATAACTTGTAACACCGTTTTTAAGACTATTATCAATCTTCATAATATCACCAGCATCTTGTAGACTAGGTGCTTTATTATTTGTCATGTCACGTAACAAACGTTTTGCTGTTAGTGTAGGAAAATGTGTGCGTTCACGCATCAACATTGCACTCTTAGGGTCTTTTAATTTTTCTAATATTTTTTTGTCACCATCTATAATAGAAAGTAAATTGTACATGTCATTGCCACTGTTTCTGTGACTGGTCCAGTCGTTCCATTTAAGAACTTCACTTGCATAACTTTGTACAAACATTCTTGCTTTTGGATAATAACGCATTGTTTGTAGTGCTAGAAAATACAGTAACACAAGATCGCTTACGTCAGTAAACGTCATTCTCTCCATATTGTTGTTACGGATAAGTTTGCCTTCGTTTACAAAATCAAAAAACTTATAGTCACTCATTAACTAAAGTCCTTAGGTGTTGTAAAGTTTCTGTAAGAAAACTCCAGTCTATCAACAATTTTAACTGCTCCGCCTACATGATCGATGGCTACGTAGCCTTCGGGTGATCCTGCTTCGTAGCCATCTTGTGTTCTATAAAAATGTGCTATGCTTTCTACTGCGTTTAGTTTTCTAATAAAAAGATTTTTTAAGGCTGTAATTTCTTTCATAAATTCAATAATTGCACTCAAGCCTTTTCTGTTTGCATTAATAAAATTCATATTGCTTTCTATTTTTTGCATTCTGTTTTTCACTGCTGGTTTTTCTGGATCTTGATTTTTTAGTTTTGCGATTTCGCCTTGAATTCTTTCTCTATACCAATCAATAAATCCGTTTAAAAACTCTCCTGGATCACCTGCAAGTTTTTGTTGTCTAATATTTGTATTAATCCAAATTTTAAAATTAGCAATAAAAGGTTCGTTTGATTGTAGTGCTTGCCATACTGCATTAGGCACTGCTTTATAAGCGGCCATAGCGTCTGCCAAATCTTGTTTCGCTTGTGCTGTTTCTTCTGCTGTCATTAACACTGACCCAGATACATCTTTAAAAAACGCATCATCAAACCATACGTCTGGTGTGCGTTTAAGTTTACTAATATCTACATCATAGTTTGCCTCTGATGTTCCCAATGTATCGCCTACATAATTAGTGTGAAAAATTATACCAAACTTTGCTCTACCAATGCGTTTACCAATATCGCTGTCAACTGGCACTGCATAGGTAATAATCTGTGGCTTGAACACATACATCATTTGGCCGTCGATTTCTTCTTTTTTTAATGTTGTTTCATTAAACATAAAATCGCCTTGGAGTACGCCTGTAATACCTAGTTTGCCTAAATGTTCAAATGCTTCGTGTAGTTTAGATACTGCTCCTGACTCACCATATAGTCTGTCAATTTCTTCGTGGCTGGTTCCTAGTTTAGGAGTTGCATTAAAAACACCTTTTGTTCCTACAAAGAACTTTTTACTTTCAGGATCGATACCAGCAATAATAGCAGGAGCACCGTCCCACTTTACTGAAACTCTAAATTTTTTGTTTGTACGTCCTTTGAGCATGTCAGCGAACATCATCATCTGCTTGATAGCATATTCAGCACCTTCTTTACCACGGTTAAGAATTTCTTCTTCAACGTGTTCCATGTGGGTGTTTTTGCCAGCCGCTTCGTTTAATTTAAGGACTTCTTCAATCAGCATTCTCTTTACCTTTTTTATAATTCTTTATACCACGTGCAAATTTCTGTGGGTCTGAACTTTTAATGCTATTAATAAATCGCTTTTCTAAATCATTAGCAGTATCGCTGTCAAAATTTTCACGGATCATTTTCATAACATTTATAGCAGATTCTATAACATGAACGGCTCTGCTGTCAACCACATTTTCTACCGGTGGTTTTGCTTTGAGATCGTGTAACTCCTGTAATATGCTCTTTGTCGTACGTTTCATAATAACCTCTAACAATATTTAGTGATATTTAAGGTAAATATCTTAAACAAGAGCGGAGGGCAAAATGACTATTGTTGATTTTATAATAGAACAATTAATCACTTGGTGGCAATTTACTGTCGTTGGTGTATTAATAATTATAGGTTATGTGGCTAACTTATTTGGAGTTGACCAGGATAAACCTATTGTAAATCTAAAGTATGATGAAATGCCGTCGATGATTCCTATCAAAATACCTACAGCAGGTAAAGGTTTTTGGGGTGCAATATGGATGTGGTTAACAGGCGTCCGCACATGGGAAATTGGCAAAGATTGGCATTTTTCAATAAATGGGGAAGACTATGTAATACCAAAAGGTTTTGTATTTGATGGTGCAAGTGTTCCTAAGTTTTTAGCATCATGGCTATCACCAGTTGGTGTCTTGCTAGTTGGCGGATTAGTACATGATTACGTTTACAAATACACTGTGCTTCTTAAGTACGGTAAAAAATCTGCTTCTGATACAATGAATCAAAAACAAGCAGACGAGTTGTTCCGTGATATTAACATCGAACAAAACGGCTTTCACTTTCTAAACAACTTAGCATATTGGGCATTACGTATTGGTGGCTTTGTTGCTTGGAACGGTCATAGAAAAAGAAACAACGACTGGAAAGAATCCGTATAATAAAAAAGAATATAGCACCTTCGGGTGCTATATTTTTAACTACAACTACATTTAATATTATAATCGTTAATTGCGGCTTTGATAGCGTCCTCTGCTAGAACTGAACAGTGTATCTTTACTGGAGGTAAAGCGAGTTCTGTTGCAATATCAGTGTTCTTGATGTCTGTTGCCTCTCGCAGGGTCTTCCCTTTAAGTAATTCAGTGACCATACTAGAACTAGCGATAGCACTACCGCAACCATATGTTTTAAACTTAGCATCTTCTATTATACGTGTTTCTGGATTAACCTTTATCTGTAACTTCATTACGTCCCCACACGCAGGGGCTCCGACCATACCAGTCCCAACGGACGGATCCGATTTGTCTAAACTACCAACGTTTCTGGGATTCTCGTAGTGGTCAAGGACTTTATCTGAATAAGCCATTGCCATCTCCTAAAAAATTATATAAAATATTTAGTCAGAATAATAGGCCCAGTGCAAAACACAAGGCCTATAATTGTAGTTCTACTACTTGACTGAAATGTTCACAGCAGAAGGCCCTTTTGGACCATCCTGTGTTTCAAACGTAACTGTGTCACCTTCATTCAACGATTTAAGGCCTGCGGCCTCTACTGCTGAAATATGTACGAAGACATCTTTGTCTTCATGTGTTATGAATCCAAAACCTTTTGAGGCGTTGAACCATTTCACTGTTCCTTGATTACTCATGTTTTTCCTTGTTAGTGTTTATTTTTTGAGGAAGTTTGTATCTAATATTAGGGCGGGAGGTTTGTTAATTCTACTGCGTCTTGTTCTTATTACTGTCTTGTCTCAATAATATTTAGTCACAAAAATAGGCCCCGAAGGACCTATTGGCATTACTTCTCTTGTGCTGGGAAGTCTAATGGATTCCTTGGCTTGAACTGTATCTTCATATCTGTTAGATACGGATCACAGCCTTTGCCTTCCAATCTATCTGCTAACCACATTTCAAAGGCATCCTTGTCTTCGTATACCCTTGTGAAGTTATAAGTCCCATCAGGTAGTTCCCTGTTGAATGTAACTACAACTTCTCCATCATAGGCTTGTGCGGTATCGATAATAAACAGTGTTGTAGCAAAAAATACTGCTGTTATTATCCAATACCATCCGTCGTGCATCTTAGTTTTCATAATATTATCCTCTGTATTGTTCAAGTTCTTCCAGACTTTTAGTTCTTTTCTTAAAGTCTGTAGTGTGCTTGATTAGATCCTCTTTCTTAAACGTGTTGCGAGGGTTGACAACATTATCCTTGTTACCGCCAATGGTGTGGTCTAACATCATCTGCGGTCCATACTTGATCCTCTCGATCATCTTCTTTCTCCTTGTTATTTGCAGGGTCACCTGCTTCCAAATTATCTAAGTCAGGATTCTTTTTACCGTGTGGATAACGCTTGCCATCCTTGTGGTTACCTGACTCGGTTCCTACTCCACTTATTCTTATCTTTTTCTTCATAGTAATACTATTATACTATCGTAGCAGATAATAACAACCAGGTAATTTTTATGGGTATATAAATTATTTTTTGGTTTCAGAAAGATTATCTTTGGCTACACCATACCAATACTCGCCACTGTCTCGCAAACTCTCATTTGCTCTACGTAGTTTCTCTAATGTCTTTACAATTTGCTTGTGTCTAAACTGGGTGTAGGTTCTGTTTGTTTCTAGGTGTTTTTCCAGTTTGGTGATGATGCTGTCAATGTCCGGACAAGTTATATCAGGAACTTTAGGTGCTTTCTTTTTCCACCTCTGCCAGGACGTGAGTCGCTTACGCTTCATGATGTTATTTAAGTGATTGCCAACTTTTAGTTGACACACTCATGCAAAAAAAGCAATGCTGTCTTGCACAAAAAAAGGTCGACTTTAGTATACGTTTATGTTAGTATATTATAAATAAGCGTGAATAGGACAGTGATCCTGCACTATTTCACTCACAGACACGTTGGATAGACAATGGGCATTATCCATGCCTCACAAGTGATTGACGAGTACCAAAGGTATTTGCACCGCCGGGGAAGTTCCGGGGTATCATGCTAACCATAAAGCATCCATACATCGAAGGAGAAAACAATGACACACTTTATAAGTGGGTTGATGTCATGGATGAAAGGCGGAATGTCTGACAGACACCGCAACGATCTATTGACTTGGGCCCAAACTGAGTACAAAAAAGATTGGCAATATGCCTATCGCTTTATGCTTGACCATAACGGTAGAGCACCTAACCATACAGAACTAAACGGTCCTAGTTATGACCGTAAGGAGGTGGCTTAAATGCTATCA